AGAAGAAGAACCTAACTAGTTCTTGCTCTCTCTTCTATTTGACTGTCTTCAGCCTTATATTCTTTGTAAGCTGTCATTTGCGCAATCACGTCCTGTAAATATGCGATAATTAGCTTGTTTTCTTGGTTTTCTGTCATTTTAATCTCCTTTATTTTGGGGTGAACGACCACTATATCAGACTCAGATATCAAATATCTACCTATTTATTTTTATTTTTATTAAATAAATTTGTTGACTTTTATGTTAGCATTGTTCAATGGCAAAAATATACTTATTTATGATTGTTTGTATGTATAATCCCTCACTAAGTCTTGAAGATACTTGTAAGATAGTTCCTATGAAAGACCCTTTTAATAGTATGAGAGAGTGTTTAAATATGGGTGCAATGTTAAAAACTAAAATAGAATTAGAAATGGTGAATGCCTATCCAACTGCATTTTGTTCTGAAAAATATTTTACTTCTGCTTAAGCCATTTAGAAAGTGCCGATCTAGTAGGGTGAACTTTCCACGAGTCGCTGCCCACGACCACCAAAACAACATTCATTTGCTTCTGAAGTTTACTCGGTGACCGATAAATTTCATGTCCAATCTGTCTTCTTTTACTTTTTGTTTTCCTTCTAGATTTGGTTTTAACATCAATGCGAAAGGTTTCATCGTCAGGAGAGATTGCCACAATGTCAATAATTCCATTGGGGGCTACGTTTTGAAATACTAGAAAGCCCTGCTCCAAAAGATATTGAATAGCTTTAAGTTCCGATACTATTCCCTTAACATGTTTATCGTTTATGTGACTAGTCGAGATTTTTTTTATTGTCATCAGAATATAATTTAAGAGGAATTGTCATTCTATGAATGATAGAGCTTTTATAAAGTACAATTGTGCGTCCACCCTCTTTGTCTTTTCTAATCATGGAAGCCATTAATTTTAATTCATCTTTATTTTCTTGAAGAACCCATCCCACTTCATCACATATGGCGGTTTTTAATTTTTTCATATCGCCGTATGTGTGCCATCCAGATTCCTCTTCGACAGTGTCTCTCCAAACGACATACTCAAGCTGATAATCCATAGCTTTAGTATAGAAAATTATTTACTTTTTTAAAGTATTCTGGCCTGGAACTAATTTTTCAAAAACCTTAAGTTTTTCAGGGTTTTTTCCAGTGTACCAAGTTTGCTCTTGACTACTGTTAACCCCTAATCCTTTAGCTTTTAGTTTTGACAGAGAAACTTGTACTGCTTCTGAAACTGAAGCTAAACTATAATCATCACCAAACATAACTCCATCAGTTTTTAATTTAGTCCACCAATTTTCTACATCACTCATGACTGGTTCATATTCATGCGCCCCATCCACCATAATATAATCGATTGAATTGTCTTCAAACATTTCTAAAATTTTAGGATCATCGGATCTTCCCTGACAAACAACTACCATTCCTTTCTCAATAAAAAATTCTAAGTTTTGTTTAAACGTTGATGAAAAATCTTTTGGTAAATCTAAGTTTGAGTGTTCTGACGATCCCTCAAAAGTATCTACTGAATAAATTTTTACGTTTTCTTTACCAGCATTATACAATGCCGTTGCTAAGTAGTGAGTAGATCTTCCTAAAAAAGAACCTATCTCTACAATTTTTCCATCATCATTAATTTGATCAACAATGATATTATAAGTTTCTGAGTAATTAAACCATCCTGGTATTTTAAAATAACTGTGTTTCATTTTTTATTTCCTTCATTTATTTCCATTACAGATTGTGTATTTGTAAAATAATTTTTTCCTAATAATTTACTAACCAACCTTCTTTGTTGTTTTCTTTGATTCTCAGCATGTTTTGAATTTTCTGAAGATCTAGGATCATCGTATTCATAAACGGGTTTCTTTTGTAGTATATACTTTCTATTTATCATTCTTTTAATTTTTCTGTTATAGTTTCAGCCAACTCTAAAGCAGTCTCATGTACAATGTTAGCCATAGCCCACTTTTCGTATTTATCTAAACTTTCTTGCATTTTAATTAATTCATTAAAACATTCACAAGCTTCTTTTAATTTCCTGTGATCTATTTTTTCACGGTTAGGACTTAATATCATATTAACCACTCCTTAAATTCTTCACCGAGTATTTCACTGGCGATGTTAATTTTAGAACGTAGACTTTTAATAATGTTTTCGTCTACTGTTCCCTCACAGACTAAGTCAACATATGTCACTTTATCCTCTGTTCCTATTCTATGATTTCTAGCTTCAGCTTGCTCTCTGATTTCTAGATCATAATCGTTAGAATAAAATATCATAGTTTTAGCTATATTTAAAGTTAAGCCATAACCCCCTGTTCGCGGATGACCTACCAAAAATCTCATATGATGTTCAGGATCTTTAAATCTTTTTAATATTTTTGGTCTCTCTACACTGGGAGTTTCTCCATAAAAACCTTCCGCTGACCCCTGACCATATTTCTTGTCCAGCGTTTCAATAACCTTTCTAATGTTATGGCGGTACGAACACCAGATAATTACCTTTCCGTCTACCTCCTCAATTGTATCGAGTAATTCTTTTAATCTATTCTCAGAAAAATCAATCAAACCCCCCTCATCGGTAGTCATATACCCACAGGCAATTTGATGTAATCTTTTTAATTGTGCAATCAAAGTAGCGGTTGTTAGTTGCTCCCCATCAATCTCCGCTAGGGCAACATTCTTCATCATGACGTAAGCCTTTAATTGTTTATCGGACATCGGTACGCGTCTCTTCATATAAATTTTATCAGGTAAATCTAAGGCCTCTGCCTTTGTTACGCGGTAAGAGAACTGCTGTATTTTATCCGTTAGCTCCTCCAACCGCTTGTATCCTGTTACCTTGTTAAAGCTTCGCCCACCAAAGTTTAGTTTTACTTGATTACAGTAGCGCGCTCTAAAAGAGTAGATAGAACTAAAGCCGAGCAGGTCTTCACTGAGAAAGGCACACTGACCATATAAGTCTTCAGGTGATTTTGTAATTGGTGATCCTGTAAGAATGGTTCGATATTTTGCAAATGTTCCAATCTTAATACATCTCTTTGTTCTTTGAGCAGACATGTTTTTAATAATAGTCGACTCATCAATACACATTAAAGTTTTATCAACGAGAGTAAATTTTTCTGCAACACTCGATCCAAACTTAGTAATGACTGAGTCAATGTTCATAATTAAAATTTTTAGTTTTTGATCTGTAGCAAACAAAACTTTTTTAATTTCATTTTGTTCTTTCTTTGTTTTTGCTCCCTCCCACACGTGAACATCATAGTCAATATGTTCAGCTAAATGTTTTTCTAATTCCTCTCTCCAATTATATTTTATTCCATTAGGGCAAACGACAAGTAGCTGATTTATTTTTCCGTTATCAAAAAGAATAGATATTCCATCAATAAGAACTTTGGTTTTTCCGCATCCCATTTCCATAAATAAAGCATACTCAGGTGAATTCTTTTCAAATTGATTAAGCATTCCCGCTAAACCAACAAGCTGATGCTCCATAGGCTTAGTTTTAAACTTGTATTTATTTAACAGCATGGTAATTATTATTCTAAGAGAGAATTATTACATGAGTGAAAGTAAAAGTAAAGTCTATGTAATACAAAAAGTATTGCGTAAACACATTGATGGAACCTTGAGAGGACTTGATTTTTCCCAAGCAGAAAGATTTGGAGAGATAATTTATTTGTTTGATAGCCAAAAACAAGTAGTGATGTCTCCACAACCCACAATTAGAAAAATAAAACAGATCTTAAAAAACTTTAAAGACACTGATTATTTAGTACTTGTGGGAGATCCCGCATTAATAGGGTTGACATGTGCCGTTGCAAGCACTATATCTAATGGTAGATATAATATGTTAAAATATGATAGATTAGAAAGAGATTACTTTCCTATCAGAGTTGACATAAACGAATAAGAAAGGAAAACAGTAATGTTAGATTTACGAAAAGAGAAAAGCGATTTTGAAGTCAGTGAGGTTGATCCGATATCAAAAGCATGTCAGGAACAATTAAAAATAGAAAAAGAAATTGACGATTTAGAGTCATTAATGAAGGTAAAAAAAGACCTGCTCAGACAAAATGGAGAACAAATTGTTTCTTTAATGGAAGAGCGTGGTGTTAAATCAATTAAGATGTCAGATGGACAATCTGTAGACATCAAACCATTTTATACTGGAAGCATATCCAAAGATAATCAAGAGGCAGCGTTTGATTGGCTTCGTGAACACGGGTATGATGATATTATAAAAAATCAAGTTGTCTTAAAATTTGGTAGAGCAGAAGATGAAAAGGCTGATCAAATTTATAGTGACTTGGCGAGTAAAGGTTTAGACGCTGATAGAAATATCAAAGTTGAACCTATGACCCTCAAAGGTTTCATTCGTGAAATGATTGAGAACGGTAAAGACATCCCAATGGAAACATTTGGTGTTTATGTCGGACATAAAATTAATATCAAGAAAGGTAAGTAAAATATGTCAGAGAAAAGTAAAACACAACAAGTAGTAAAAGAAGAAAAGAAAAGCGTAGCTGTATTTGATAATTCAATTTTGAGAAAAGCTGGTGCATCTTTGAATGAGAGAGATGCAGAAGATTATCAGATACCTTATTTGAAAGTTATTGTATCTGCTTCTCCACAAAGAAAAAAAGATAACAATAATTATATTCAAGGTGCCGAAGAGGGTATGATTTTTAATAGTGTTACATCAAAGCTTTACGATAATTTGACTGTTCTACCTGTATATTATCGAAGAAGATATACAGAGTGGCATACAGACAGAGATAAAGCGACGAGTCCTTTAAATATTTATACCATTGAAGAATACGAGAAAATGAAGAGAGATGGCAGAGTGTTTAGAAATGAGAATAACATAGAGATTTTAGATGGTGGTGAGACTTACGTTCAAAACACCGCTGAACACTATGTGATTGTCGTTGAGGAAGACGGAAGTTGGAATCAAGCTATTATCAAAATGAAATCTACTCAGCTAAAAAAATCTAGAACATGGAATTCTATAATGGCTAATCAAAGAAGAATTGATGGTGATGAAATTTATCAACCTAAAGATTTTGCTAGATCATATAAACTTTCTACAAAATCAGTACCTGGTAAAAAAGGTGACTACTATGATTGGGTAATCAATCAGGGTGACTGGATTGATGAAATGGATAATCCAAATATTGAAAAAATATTTAATGATGCCGTTAAATTTGAAAAGGCCATTCATAAAGGTGAGGTATCTGGTGTAGAAGAAGATACTTCCGATGAACAAGTTTCTCCGCAAAAGGGTGGCGGAGATGCCTCGAAGAGTGGTGACTCGGAGTCCGATTTACCATTCTAGCTTACTAGCGCAGGATACGGCAGTCTCTGCTATTTTATTTCTCCACATTTATGATGTTAATAGGGGATTGCCGTATCATTTATTAAGGGAACCAATAAATGAATGATGCATTTGTAGAAAAATTTAAGAATATATTTACGGGTTTAGAGCGAGCCCATGGTGTGTTTGAGAAATCAAACGAACCACAAAACGGTAAAAAAGTGGAAGCTCGAATGAAGACTGTCCACGAACCGCCGACCACTGAGAAATTTCAAAAACACTTGAAGGGGGAGTATCCTGCCATGGGTATTGTTCCGATCAACGATGACAATCAGTGTCTGTTTGGTGCTATTGATATTGATGTATATCCATTAGACCACAAGGCACTACAGAAAAAGATTAAAGATAAAAAATTTCCATTAGTTATGTGTTTATCAAAAAGTGGTGGCGCTCATTTATATTTATTTATGAAAGAGGCAGTTGCCGCTAAAGAAATACAATTAAAATTAAGTGAAATGGCAACCGCAATTGGATATCCATCAGCGGAAGTTTTTCCTAAACAAATTGAGTTATCTCAGAGAGAGGGAGAACAGAAGAGAGATACAGGGAGTTGGATTAACTTACCCTATCATGGAAGAAATAGATACGCACTCAAGGAGGATGGATCGGGTGCCACACTAGAACAGTTTCTTGCGCTATACGACTCAATGGTCGTTGGTGATCTGTCAAGCATCAAGACAGATTTCAAGAACGAAGTTATCAAGGACGGACCTCCTTGTTTACAGATACTAACGGAGCAAGGAGTGAGCGATGGTTCCCGCAATAACGCTCTCTTCAATATCGGAGTATTTTATAGGAAGTCTAGTCCTGATAACTTTGCAGAATTAACGGAAGAATATAATAGAGTATATATCCACCCACCGCTGAAAGCGGATGAGGTAATATCTGTTATACGACAAATAAGTCAGAGTGATAATGAGGGTGCACCAAAGTATATGTATCGATGTACTCAGCCACCAATTGAGTCTCTTTGTAATAAACGTTTATGTAAGAAGAGAAAATTTGGTGTAGGTGGTGACAACGATAGAGAGCATCCTGTGTACTCTGATTTAAAAGTTTATAAGTCGGATCCACCGAGATACTTTCTTAATGTTGATGACAGAAGAGTAGAAATACCTAATACCGAAGACTTAATGAACCATCGTAAAATTATTCAAGCATGTCTTGAGCAATTAAATACAGGGATAATGAACATGAGTGCCGCAGAGTGGAATAGAACATACTCAGAGTTATTCGAGAATATATCGATTGATTATCCTCCCGAAGAGGTAACCAAGAAAGGTGAATTCAAAGAACTACTAGAAGAGTTTTGTTTACATCAGGGAGAAGCATTAAGCTTTGATGATATCTTTTTAGGCAAATCCTATAATGAGGAAGGGTATACCTATTTTGCTTTAAAAGATTTAATGGATCATTTAAAGAGAAATGATTTTAAAGAGTCTCGAGCATGGGTGACTGTTAGATTGAGAGAAGAGTATGAGGCGGAAGACCTGATCAAGACAGTAAAAAATGTTAGAATTAGACTTTGGAAAATACAAGAATTAACCGTAGGACAACCAGAATTAGATATTCCTAATATGGAAAAAGAAGTAAAAGAGGAGGAGATTCCGTTTTGATAAAGGTATTATTTGGAAATAGTTTTGAGAAGGTAAAAGACTTAGAAGATAACTCTATTGATTGTGTTGTCTCCTCTCCTCCTTACTTTGGTTTAAGAGATTACGGTAATGAAAATCAAATGGGTTTAGAAAATCATTATAAAGATTATATTCAAAACACGGTTAATCTTTTTAGATTAATGAAACCTAAGTTAAAAGACACTGCCACAATATGGTGGAATGTGGGGGATAGCTATTACAATTATCGGCCAACAAGAAACAAAGATAATTTATATAAAAGTCCCGACTACCATAAACAAACTATCAGTAATTCAAGACAAGACCTGCCTACAAAAGGTAGTAAAAGGGGTATTGTGTTTGAGGATATAAAAGAAAAAGACTTAATGATGATACCTAATAGGGTGGCAATCGCTTTACAGGAAGACGGATGGTATGTTCGATCAGAAATAATTTGGTCAAAACCTAATCCCATGCCTGAGAGTGTTAGAGATAGGCCTACTTCTGCACATGAAAAAATATGGTTGATAACCAAATCAAAGAATTATTATTACGATTCAAATTCTATTAAAGAACCTTTATCTTCAAACTCAGTTAAAAGATTAACACAACCTAATTTAATAAACCAACTAGGATCTAAAAGAGGAAATGGTGGAATGAAGTCTAATGGGAATATGAAAGCCGTAGGAGAACTAACAAAAAGAAATAAAAGAAATGTTTGGACAGTTACTACTAAACCATTTAAGGGAGCACACTTTGCTACCTTTCCTATTGATTTAATTGAGCCTTGTGTACTTGCAGGATGCCCTGAAGGTGGAACAATCTTAGACCCTTTTGGTGGATCAGGAACAACAGGAGTTGCCGCAAATAGACACAAAAGAAATGCAATCTTAATTGAGTTAAATGAAAACTATAAAGAAGTAATGCAGTTAAGGTTTAGTAAAGAAGATCCATTATTTTTGGAGACACAGTATGAGTAAACCCATTGTTGTCATCGGACCGCCAGGCACGGGCAAAACAACTTTTATTCTTAACAAGATAGAAGAGTATATTGCTGAGGGATACTCGATTGATGAGATCGGTTTTTTCTCTTTCTCAAACAAGGCGGTAGACGAAGCTAAACAGAGAGCCAGTGAGAAATTCAAAATACCTGCCTCTCAATTAGAAAGCTTTTCCACACTTCACTCTTATGCCTTGCGTCAGCTAGGTTTAAGTCGTGACTATATAATGAGTAAAAATGATTGGAGAAATGTAGAGGATGTACTTCGGATTAAAATTAATGTTAATAATGATGACGATAGTTTTTACAATAACTACGACGACAAATACATTCAGTTAATTGAAAAAGCAAAGCGAAGAGATATTGATTTACGAGATTGTTGGACAATGTTTGCAAAAGATATTATCTATCACAAACTTGAGTATATTTCTAAAGGACTAAAAGAATATAAAGAAAAAGGTTATGAAAAGTTTACTGATGGTATCACAGGTTCTTTTGTTAAAGACTCTGGTCCTAAAATGGATTTTACTGATTTGATCAGTAACTATGTAAAGCAAGATAGAGTTAAACCTTTTCGTGTTGTATTTTTTGATGAGTCACAGGACATGTCCACGATCCAATGGAAAATGGCAGAGATGATTTGGAAAGCATCAGAGGTGTCTTATATTGCGATGGATCCTAATCAGGCTATCTATACTTGGGCTGACGCTGATGTGGCAAGAGCCATTGAGGTAAAAACTCAGTCCTCTAAAACGATTGTTTTAGATCAATCAAAGAGAGTACCAAGAAAAATTTGGGAAGTTGTTAATCGTGTTGAAGAGCAGATAGTTGCCTATGATGATATTAAATGGAAACCCGCTGAGAGAGATGGGAATGTAGAATTTGTTAAAGGTATCTATCATCTTAATGTTTCTGAGGGTAGTTGGTTGGTAATGGGTAGAACAAGGACAATTAGAGAGGATTTAGAAGAAGTACTACGTAAAAAGAATGTATTTTTTCGTGTTAAAATGCGGGATAATAAGTATCGTTATTCTGTGAAAGCACAGGAAAGAAATGCTATACTAACTTGGAAAGAATTAATGAGAAGCGAAACAAATGAAGTTCCGATTAGAATGATTGATAATTTATATAAAAGCATTGGAAAAGGTTTTGTAGCGAGGGGATATAAAAAAGTAGTGTCGGAACAAAAGAAAGCTTTTCCCGATAAAAAAGTTTGTTTTAAAGAACTAAAAGAAAGCTACGGACTGGAAGCTGAATTTGGAATTTCTTGGGTAGATGTAATGACTACCTTGAATACAGAAACAAGAGCATACTTGGAAAACCTAGAGTCAAGGGGTGAGGACATAGGCAAAGAACCAAGGATAACGCTATCCACGATCCACCAACAAAAAGGTGGTGAAGCAGATAATGTTATTGTCTCTCTTGATATAGGAAAGATGGCGTATGAAGATTACCGCACCAATCCTATTAATGAGCATCGTTTATTTTACGTTGCCTTTTCAAGAGCGAGACACAATTTATTTGTTGTCTTACCTCAATCAAGGGAGGCTTATAGAATATGAACTTAAAAGAATTAAAAGATCACGGTCTTTTAGATGATGAAATGATTAAATGGGATGGTTTTGATGACTGTGTTTTAGGTGTTGGAAGAAGATGTGGGATGGAAGACATTCTTATTTATAGTAGACAAAAAATTGCTTACAAATTAAGAGACAGGGATAAAATGACAGTAGAAGAGGCTATCGAATATATAGACTATAACATAGTGGGAGCGTTTGTTGGAGAGAGAACTCCTATGCTTTTGGAGGATTTTATATGAGTAAGCAAATAGGAATGTTTAAACCTAAATCCGAGTGGCTACCACCAATGGACTTTCCCGATATTAAAGATGCAAAAAGAATTGCCATCGATCTAGAGACAAAAGACCCTAACATCACAGAAAAGGGTGCTGGCTGGGCTACAAACGATGGACACATTATTGGAGTAGCTATCGCTGTTGATGGTTGGGAGGGTTACTATCCTGTTCGACATGAGACAGGTTTTAATCATTCTCCTGAAATAGTTTTTGATTGGTTAAATGAAATGCTATCCACTGACTGCGAGAAGATTGCCCATAATGCCTCTTATGATTTTGGTTGGTTACAGGCAGAGGGAGTTAAGTGGAATGGTCGTATTATTGATACGATGATTGCGGGACCTCTCATTGATGAAAATAGATTTAGTTATTCTTTAAATGCAATGTCTAAAGAGTATTTAGGAGAAAGTAAAAATGAGTTTTTGTTAAAAGAAACAGCGGCACAGTGGGGTGTCGATGCTAAAGCAGAGATGTATAAGATACCTGCTCAGTTCGTGGGAGAATACGCAGAGCAAGACGCGGTTCTCTGTCTTAAGCTTTGGGATAGACTGAGTGTGGAAGTCACCAAAAATAATTTAGAAACTGTTTTTAATTTAGAAACGGATCTCCTTCCTGTTCTTATGGAAATGAGAAAGAAGGGAGTGAGAGTTAATTTAGATAAATTAGGGGTAGCAGAAAAAGAGTTAATTAAAAGAGAAAATAAATTACTTAATTTTGTTCACGATAAAACAGGTGGTAAGGTAGATATTTGGGCGGCTAGATCTATCGCCTCTATCTTTGATCTTTGTAAAATTGATTATCCTAAAACGGATAAAGGTAATCCTAGTTTTACAAAAAGCTTTTTAGAAAATCATCCTCATCCTGTGCCAAAGGCAATCGTTCAAGCGAGAGAATACAACAAAGCGCGAACCACGTTTCTCCATACGATAGAAAGATATAACCACAATGGGAGAATTCATGCCAATATCAATCAACTACGAACCGAGAATGGCGGAGCGGTGACAGGGAGATTTAGTTATTCTAATCCTAACCTACAGCAGATACCTGCTCGAGATAGTAAAGAGGCAGATATTAAAATAGGAACAATGATCAGAAGTCTATTTTTACCTGAAGAGGGAGAGAAGTGGGGTTCATTTGACTATTCACAGCAGGAACCGCGTTTAGTGGTTCATTATGCTGATTTTATAGGTTTAGCTGGTTCAGAAAAGCTCGTAGGAGCTTACAGGGACGATAAAAACACTGACTTCCATACGATCATGGCGGAGATTGGAAAAATCGAACGTAAGAGCGCTAAAACCATAAATTTAGGGTTATTCTATGGAATGGGTGTTGGAAAACTAGCAGATCAGCTAGGAATTGACCCTGAGGAGGCAAAACTACTTATTACCGAATATAATGAGAGAGTTCCCTTTGTTAGGAAGTTAGCTGACCGAGTTTCAGATCACGCAGGTAAAACAGGAAAGGTAAAAACATTTTTAGGAAGACAATGTCACTTTGATTTGTGGGAACCAAAAGCGTTTGGTGCTCATCGAGCATATCCTTATGAGAAAGCAAAAGAGGAGCACGGTATTAATACACCCTTAAAAAGAGCGGGTACATATAAAGCATTGAATAGATTAATTCAGGGTAGCGCTGCCGATCAAACTAAACAGGCAATGGTGACTCTTTACAAAGAGGGTGTTATTCCAATGATACAAATTCATGATGAACTAGCTATTAGTGTTGATGGTTCGAAAGAACAGCAAGAAAAAATAATAGAGGTAATGGAAAATGCTATTGAATTAAATATTCCATCAAAGGTGGATGTAGCTGTAGGAGATAATTGGGGAGAGGCGCAGTGAGTGACAAGATAAACCCTGATTACTATAAAAGTAAAATAGAGACTGCTGATTATATAGATGCTCATGAAATGGATTATTTTCAAGGCAATGTAATTAAATATGTAACTAGATTTAAAAAAAAGAATGGATTAGAAGATTTAAAGAAAGCTCAATGGTACTTACAAAGATTAATTAAAAAATATGAGAATAGTGACGACAGTTATTAAACTAATAAATTGCAAGAGACACTAATCTAACGACCTTTTCTGAATATACACAAGTTTCCTTCCATATAATTTTGGTCATCACTATTCTTATAATTAAAATATCATACCTGTTGTGCGTAAACAACAATTCTTTTTTTCTTTCCTGTGGATTAAAAATTATTAAAAAGGAGAAAAATCATGTTTAACTTAACCAACAAAGCAAAAGATCATTTCTTGAATTTTTTTAAGAGTGATGACAAGGACCAATCAATCAAAGATTTCTGCCAAGCAGAATACAAAAAAGATTGGTATGCCGCTTATATGACATACAAAAATGAAGGTCAGTTTCCTAATTTTATTAGAAGAACTCTTTAAGTATTCGCTATAATTTCAGCAAGGGATTCACAACGCTTCGGTGTTTGTGAATGCCATCTGGAATCTTTCATCTCGTCTGAGGCTTCCTTCCATTTACTATTCCTCATGTTTTTCCACATTTTGGAAAAGTTTCGAACACCCTGAGTCCCTAATTGAAAAACCATTTCAACTATTACCTCACCTACGTGTTGAGGTAAATCGTGACCAATACACTCCTCAATTAGAACATCAGCTCCCGCTGCTGCTCTATTTAGATCCATTTCAAAAAGCTCATTGGCTTCCTCTTGTGTTATAGAGACTCCCTTTTGAAATCTTTTTCTTTCATGAGGTTGAACTAAATGTCCTATGGCAACAGTGAGCTTGCCTAGTGAATCCTCGTATGGCTCTAATACACAGCCTTCGTGAAGACGAATTCTATTTTTTAATGAATCAGTAATTTCAATCATTTTGCACCTATACCCCAGTGTTCTTCGTGAGGGTCTTTTTCTACCTTTCGTTTAAACATATTTATAATAATTCTTAATAATTTCATTTATTTAAGTTTATAACCTAAACCAGCGTATTTGTCTACACTTCCACCCTTTTTAAAATTCATTGATGCTCCGAAGTTTAGTCCCCCCTGACCCACTCTAGCATTTAAGTCAACAGGTTGTCCAAATATATCTACTGTATTAGAGTAACCTAATTCGGGTTTCCCTGAAAAAACATTATCAAATCTTAAATTACCTATAGGTGTTTTTATTTGAGGGTTTTTTGAAAAATTATATAAATCCATTAAAGAAGGTAATCCTGTATTTTCGGCCATAAGAACGGGTTGTCCAATTGGATTTGTTTCAGGAGGTTGATTATAAAAATCTTCTTTTTGTTTATTTTTCATTTGCTCTTCTTTAAGCATTTTCTCAAATAGGTACTTGTCTAGTATTCTTCTTTCTTGAGGAGATAGTTCAGTTCTTAAATCTGATCCAATAGTTCCCTCAGGAACAATACCAATACTCTCTAAATATATATTACCCAAGGTATTATTAGGGTCATAGTATTCAGGAAGATTTACATTTTCCCGAGGCATATTAATTAAATTAGGATTTTCTATTGTGCTTCTTTGATAAGGAAGAGATACACCAGCATTGTCTATACCAAATATTGATGGATCACTCTCATCACCAATATTCCTGCCTGATGAAGTTGGTAAGTTACCTCTTGATAATAAGAGATCCCCTAACTCTCCTTCTTCTAAATCCTGATAACCAGATGGATTTGTTGTTCGAGCTAAAAACGGAGTGTCATCTATCTGCGAAGCACTAAAAGCGCCTAAATAATTATAATATTGGTCTAAAGGATTTACATAAAATTCTTTTTCTCCACCTCCTGCTAAGTTAGAAGGAATTACACCTTCTGGTGCGTTAGCCTGAGGAATTATACTATTCATCACTTGCGTCCCAATTTTTTGATTATTAAGTGGAGCAGATACATAAGCTCCTCCTACTGCGTCTGCTCCACTTGAAAAAGGATCAGGTCTTGGAACGGTTTCTATTCCTTGACTTTCACCACTAAAGTTACTTCTAACACTATCCCAAATATCTTTAACAGCACCTGTAAAACCAAGCTTACCTGACATGGCCGCCTCTGCAACCCCACCCAACATATCTCCAGCACCTCTTACCATATCTTGAAAAAATTCTCCAAATGTTGGAGCTTGTGCTGTCAGTTCAGGCTGCATCATTGATAAAATAGTTCGACCCTGTGCATCTTTCATAGGAACATCGGCACCAGACATTTGTAAACGCATAATACCATCAGGACCCTCAAGTATTTTACCACCAGCAGATTGTCCTCCTTGATACTGTTTCGCTTTATTTAAAAATCTTTGAAAATCTGCACCTCTTGGGTATTTTTGTTGTATGTTGTAAGCTTGATCAATAAGTTTATCTTTACCACCTGCTTGGTTAAACATGATGTTTTGATCAGCTTTACTATA